GAAAATAATAACAACAATAAACAACAAAATAACGCATTACAAGAATCAAAACAAAATTAGGATTACAAGTTAATCACATGCGCAATAAAATATAAAATATGTGGCTTGGGCGCGATTATTAGACCAAGACGCGTTTGATAGTGAACAAACAATGTACAAACATCATAAAATATACAAACATAACAACAATACCGCAAGTCAAATATGATAATGCAATAAACCGCCAGGTTTTAAAACTTGAATAAAATAGAAAGATAAATGATAAAAACACTTTATACAACTTCAATTATATAAACACATAAACACCATGTTAACACTCACTCAAAACAAGTCAGAGAGTCACCACCTCTCAAAGTTTCGTCGCCACCGCTGGTTAGTGCGGATGACCACCCTTTCGGGATCTGTGATTACAGCTCACAGCAAAGCTCCGTTCCTGACCGACCAATAAAGGTCATCGTTCGTCTCCAAACGGTGCCGGTCCGCCTCAGCAGTCTGATCTGCAGTAGGTTGATTTCTACGCAGCGAGTACTGAGGATCGACAATAATATTGTCTCCATCTTCTATCGGTTCTATAAATCTGATTAAATCAGCATCTAGTCCTTCCGAAAGATAACCTCCTATCAATTCATCATGATCAGCCCGAGGTGGAGGCTGAGCACGGACCCATTCCATAAGAGGATCTCCAACAGGGTCAATGTCGGATTCCAATTCCAATTGTATAACATGATCCATCATTGCTCGAAATCCAGGCAAGAAATCAAGAATACCATCACGTTGCAATCCACGTTGAGCACGCGGCAAATCAGCATTACTATGCTGGTGCGCCGCTTGCTCATATAAAGCTTCATTTCTCCATTCAGACATCATTTCTTGACTTAGGATGGCAGTACCACTATTAGATTGTATTGTTCGATCTTCTCGTCTAAGTCGTGGTAATTCTTCAGCTCCAATTTCTCTTGCAGCCTGGCGTAGATTATTGCGATTAATAATCAGATCTTGTTGAATCCAATAATAATCTGCTGCGTCCAAACCTGTAACAAAAGAACCATCGCGCTCTCGATTTCTAAGAGCGCTTTCAAAATGAGCTTGTCTTTCTTCTGAAGCATCATTAAGTCGCACAATCGGATTGCCTTCTTGGTGCAAAGTGTAATCTTGGTATCGTAATCCTTGGTAATTTCCTGCTAATTCCCAATGGTCATCAAATCTAAGATTATATGCTCCATCGCTTTCACGCACAGCACGTACATCCTCCATCAAGTGGAAACCACTCGGTTGTAAAGCATTGCGCTCCATTGCCATAATAATAGCATCTCGAACGTTTTTGACTTGTTGAGGATAAACTCGACAAGCTATAAAAGCATGTGGATCATAAACCATCACCATTCGATCTTTGTACCACTCAGGTAACAATCCTTTTCCGAGAAGACCATATTCCATGTTACCATCATTGACTCGAAGTAAGATTCCTCTTTCTTCCAAGAAATTGGTTGCCCATTTCTGCCTATGCAACCATGGAAAATCATGCGGATTGCATCCAAATATTCGTACCATTTGGAAATTCGCCACAAAGGTATTAAAATCTTTGTGGATTATTGGGAAGTTCTCGAACTTACATCCCATTGCAAATTCTTCCATTTTCCAAACTTTCTTTTGAATACGATTGGCAGTTCTACAATTACAAGATGGACCAATGTACATTCTACAAGCAGAATGAAGATAAATATCCGTCGTTTCTTCTAATTCAAACGTTGAATGTTTACAACGACTAGAATTACATTCTGGTTTGCACGGAATCATCACTCCACTCTCCACAGTGCTATGTACACGATGCGCGCATAAATAACGCGTCCGCTGCAATTCATAAGCATTCCAATGATACGGTTCTGCTCTTTGTCCACCACCTGGCACTCGTTCCAACAATAGCGAATGTCCTTCCATTCGTCCGACTCGTGCTTGAATAATGTGAAAGAGTCCACACTCACATTTATTCCAATCGTAGTGGTATTCCTCAGCAAGACTCATCTCGCCCTCTGGTTCGTTTTCCCGCAATGGTTTTGGATTTGGTTTAACATTTCCAAGCAACATTCCGGGTTTGATGTAAAAAGACATCAACGATTCCAGACGCGGTGTAAACACTATTTCCATTTCTGGAGATAAGCCATACTCAGTTTCACCATAACAACGGTACTGTCCCAAAGCAAAAAGACTATTTGCTCTACGACTACTCTTGTTTCTATGCATTTGGTACTCACCATCAACTTCATCATGAGTTTGCAACCTAATTAATTTCTTCTGTCTGGGTTGCAAATCAGGCACTTGTTGCTTTGAATAAACAACTTGCAATTGATAATCACGCGAGTGATCAATAAAATTGCCAAAGCCGCAGTCCACGATTTTCTTCCGAACCCAATCGTAGTATTCCTTGGGATGGTGGCTAGCCATTTCCAAACCGCAGCGTATTCGTTGTTTAAGCAATAATTCATTGCCAACATTAGCTTTCTTCTCCCAACGCAATTCTTTCTCAATCACATTCGTCGGCAAGGGAAAAGTTATCACTTCACCTTCTTTTCCAAAAGATGATTTGAGGAATGTAACTTCTTCTATTGGTGATAGAGGAACCATTTCGCCATCTTTACTCGCTGGTGTCATTGTCATTCCGAACTTATTTGCATGATATGCTATTGAAACACGATTAAAACTGTCTGCAACGTAAGGACTGACACTTCCAACGACGTCATCACCATAGGTAAGCATCGCAACATTATCACGAAAATCTGTAACTTCACCAAAGATTGTGTGATAAATGATGTAATGCAATCCAGCGTTAACAACGGAATTAAAAACATCAGTAGCAGGATTGCCGCTTTTGTTTCCCTGTGAACTCTCGTACAAATACGGGCCCACTATAAGCAAGCTGTTTCGCAAACAAGCTACCAAAGCGTGTCTAGCTTTCTGATTAAAATCACCATAATAGTGATCAGTAATGCGAAGGAAAAATTCAAACAAAAATTGAGGGATTGAACCATCAAAATTTGTATAATCTTCATCAAAACAATTTTCCTTCCACTCCAAATCTTCATAAATTTGCTTAGATGCTTGTTCTCTATCAATTCCAATAGCATGGTGCAATCTAAAGCCTCGCTTTTCTTTGAACCACGTTATAAAATGTCCAAAGTATTTTCTGAAAAGCAACGAAAAACCAAAATCTGGATTTTCAAACACTCTAGTCTTTCCAGCTTTAACTTTAGCTATTGGTCTAAGTTCATCTTTGAGAGTTGAAGTCCACAAAAACGTGGGTCTTATTGCTTGAACACATCGCTCTTCTTCGTCTATCATATTCTGATAGAATGTTTTCTTGTAAAGTGGAATTTCAAATTCTTTTGCTTTTTGTGAAAACACAAAAACGTCTTTTTCTTTGATTCCATTTATCACCTTTCCAGGTAGTGCATCTATCAGATCTTCTTTAGATACCCATCTACTAATGTAACCTGGAGACGTTGTCAACACTATGCGATTCATCGAGCCAAAACCATTTAACATTTCATGTTCGGTTAAAGCTCTACCAACACTTGCTGGTATATCTTTACAGTACTCAATGACACTCTCATCAAAAGCTAGTTTAGAAGGGCTTTCATGTTCACGCAAAAAGTACTTCTGTGCATTGGTATACATAGGATGAACACCAGTTTCTGGCACAAGATTCTTCCTACTTGGAAGAAAACCATCGTCAAACTCTTCTGGTTGAATTGGTGATCTTACAAGAACGCTAGGCATGGCAAAGTAATTATTGAGCTCGTGCCCATTAACAGTCATTTTACCAAGAAATTCCATCTTGTCCTCATCAAATTCATTCCCTTCTGTTTCTACACATTGAAAGTCATCAAATTGATAATCACCGACAGAAACAACTTGTCTGGGAAACGCATTTTTAGCTTTGTTTAAAGCATCAATTGTGATTGGCGCTAGAATGCAAGCTTTATCTCTGCTGAGACCGGTGTGTATTCCAAATACTGGTGCTTGAGCTCCTCTCAATAGAGCATAAGGATAACCACAATCACCAACTCTAGTCTCTTCACCATGAAAAAGCAATGAATCGCACCCTTTAAAAACAACTAGTTTTGATTCAACAGTTCCTTCATAGTTATTCAAGCCAAGAGCCCTGTTTACAGTTATTTTGTTAAAATCGGCCATCGACGTAAATAAGTGCCATACGGTTTTAACGTGATCTACGTTAGCAGTTGCCAACTGAATCAACACTGCATCAACAGGCTGTCCTTTATGGTGCAATCTCTGCATACACCCTTCGACGTTGGTGAAAATAGAACGATCTAATTCACCTCCACGATTCTTGAACTGCACTTCCATCTCATTGACACCATCCATAACGTGCCAATTTGTTAAAATGTGCTTGTTATCCAAGGCTATACCAAAAGTCGCTCCATTTGCAGTACGCACTCGTACCAAATTTCTGAGAACTTTATCCACTTTTTCATCAGTGTTTTGCAGCCTTCCTCGTACAGTAGGTTTACGCAATGTTTTTCCTTTATCATTGCTATACTTCGCTTGTTCATCTCCTTCAACGATCTTTTCTGAAATGAATGCACGAAATAGAAATCTCAACAAGATAAATATTCCATACCCAACCGCTGCATAGATTCCAAGACCTACCAAACATTGCAATCCTTTGAAAATTCCTTTCGCATTTGGATCGCCAAGGTTCTCGTACCAAGGTTTGTCTGTATTGTGATCAACTCCAACCACATAAACACCTTGCTCGGAATCTTTGTAAGCTCCTTTAATACCAAGAGCTCCTCCCTGTCTAGTTATATCTACATGTTTAAACGTAGGCACAACACTGGGCATTTGAAACGCGGAAGGAACAAGCAAAGGTTGCATCTCATTATCAGATCTCATCATTTGCTCTTGACCTTGTATTTCATCAACATCATCAGAAAATGAAAAAGAAGCCATGCCCATCAATGCATCTCCCACTGGACAAGCGGCAGAGCGTTTACGATATTGTTCTACAATGTTTTTCAACATGGTTTTAAACGTAATGGTTTCCCTGCGCACCCCAATCAATAAATTCAACACTTTAATCTCATAATAACTGTCGACAAGTTGACAATATGAATCGAGATCAATGCACTTAGTTACATCATTTTGGAAAGCTCCATAATCCAATTTACCTTGAACTGACTTCTTGAGAGTAACATAAACGGCTATAGGGAATCTACGCGCTGCAGCTTCTCTGTCTTTGATTGAAGTTACTGCTCCAAAAGATGACAAATTGCTTGTTGCTATCACTATACGTGAAGTGAATGTAGCGCTTTTCTGTTCTAGATGCGCCATTGGTAACGGCGTTTGCACTGACGTAATCAAATCTATCACTGTTTTGAAATCTTTATCATCAGTTCCTTGTCCAAAATCGTCTATAATGGCAATGGGTTGTGCATGATAACCATCAAAATATTGCTGGTCATCACTACGCGGAACTGCATAAATTTGTCTTTTCCAGTCAGCACCAATATTTCCGGTCAACATCAAAATTGGCACTGACAAAGCTTCTTTAGCAAAAACGCTTTTTCCGCATCCAGCACTACCAGCAATATAAATACCAACTGGTTCGTGTCGCGGTTCTGCAGCGTGTTCATCACCTGTAACGTACGCCATGGTAGCTACAATCTCTTTCAGAGCTAATTTGTGGTCCAACGACACTTCCTTAATATAAGGAAAATGAATCAACGCGTTTGACACCAATTCACGATAAGTTAGCAAATGTTTTCCTGGATAAACTCCATTTATTAATTTGCCAACAAGCGGTGTTGAAAAAGCATTTGCACACTTCATCTTTGCATACCATTGAAAAAGTTCATTCATTTTATCCCAATTTTCCTTGAACCAATCTTCATGTGGATGAGGATTAAACAAATAATCAAAGGCTGTTTCAGTACCGGCCTTGAGCATAAGCCAAATATCCTTGGCTCCACGTGCACCACTTGAAATCTTTCCAAGTTTGGTACACATCTGAACAAATTTTCCATCTGCTGCTTTCTTAATTGAGTCCTGCGTTTCAGATGATACAGTATAGCCCAAAGCACCAACCATGGCAGCCAAACAAGAAGTAGCAATAGCTGCTGGCAAACCCATAATGGCTTGCATTTCTCCATCAACTTCATTTCTATTTGCATAGACAAAGTTAGGTGGGTAGTTTTGCGCTTCAGGCTTAACGGCATCACGAACTTCTGTCTCTGGAATTTCAATGTCTAACCAATGCTCAAATGACAATCGAAGTGAATCGACCACACGATAGGCATCATGCAAAGAGTTATAAATTCTCAAAGCTATAGCTGTGAATGCAGCCACGCGCGCCATACAAGATGTATCAATGAAGATCAATCTAATATGCAGCGCAATGTCTAATACTGCTGAAAGTATAGGTAAAATCAAGTCGTGAACCGTATCAACCATCATCTGTTTCTTGATAGCTGCGTAAACTTCAGCTACTTTCCTCTTGATGCCTTCTTCACTCTGGCTTGCTGCTGACGAAAGGATATCTTTAAGTTGCTTTGCAATCCAATGGGTTATAACACCCGGCCCTGGATTAGGCTCGATTCCCTCTTGTGTTAAATCTCTCTGCCAACCATCTACAACATCTGTCGCTGGCGGTGGTATTCTTGTCTGAGGACAAGGTAGTGGAAAATAGTAATTAAAATCATCTGCCACTGAGACTGAAACATACAAATTTCTTCGTATTGGTGGATCAGCATTTGTATTCAAGCACTGAAGCCGAATAGACCCCTGTAACGTATCTGGTGTATGTGTCAACTCTCCTCTACAATTAAGCAATCCATAAATTGCATAATAAGGCAGATAAAAGGCCTTTGCTGGTTCTACTCCCGGTTTCCATGCTTGCCAACCTTGAAATGATCGTTGTACGACTGGAGTCGGAATGGAATTAAAATTCGCAAAATCTGCTGTAGCTGTGACCAAAATCGGATCAGCTGACCCAACATCACTAGTCAAATGCAAACGAAATCCTCCATTCCAAAATGCAAACAATGAACCAATATAAGCGTGATTTGGATTGTCATTCATGTTGAACGCTAAATCATTAGTTCCAGTTGCAATTGGTCTTGTGCTAATGAAATAAGGTCGTTTCATTAAATCATAGATATTCGAATGGTCCGCAATGAAACTACCTTGTTGTCTAGGCATGTTCTTTTCTCCCCACACGCGCACAGGTACTGTAGTTCCCTTTCGTTGATCTGCAGTAGGTTTAGCCTTATCGCCTGCTTTAAGCATTTGATAGACTCCTTCTACTTCATTCTTCTGAGAAGGGTGAGCTGCTGCTGAATCATAGCGTGAAGTCGCAGTTAGCAATCGCTTAACCGCAAAGTGAGCATTTCTAACCTGCACATGCATAGCTCCCATCAACTTATTACAAGATTCAGGTGGAACCAACAACGGATTTATCACAATCAATGCGACTTCACCCAATGTGAAATCAAATCCTCTTGATCTAACAACTCTTGAAATTGCCGAATAAGGCACGTGCAATGAAGCTGTAGCCGAAACTGATGGATTAAACTTAACATGTGGTAAATTGCGCAATGTTGGCAAAATTTCTGTGAAATCTCGAACCCCATACAAAGGTATGAAAGCTAATATTGCCAAGCCCAAATACTGTAATTGTGAATTGAATTTCAAATGAATTTCAAACCCACCACGATAAAATTCATGATAATTTAAAATTCCTCGAAATGCAAGCTCAGTCTTGGTAAAAATCTCACCAGGAAATAACGCATTGAATATAGCGTGCCCTTGCACTAAAGTTGTGTCCCAAACGATATTAACGCGAGTCAAATATCGTCTGCCAACAATATTACAAGTATCAGCTGTTTCAACAGGCAAGACTTCCTTAATAGGATTTTCATCAGTTAATTGATCTGCATTATCTCCTGTTTCATCTTGATCTTCCTCAAGAAATTCATGTTCACCTTCTTCTGCAGTTGCGTGGTCTGTAGGTTGGGTATTTGGATTTCCACTAGCACTTTCTGTGGGTGGGTCATCGCTCTGATACACTCCATCAACTGCGACTTGACAAACCCTAGTATAAGGTACTGAAAATTGAAAATTTCTTCCAGCTTTAATCCATATATTGACATAAACTGTCTGTGGAGCTGTTGGAGGTGCTTGAAGCATACTTTGTACGTATACGTACAATCGTCCAAGACTTGCATCAATAGGATTAGAATTCCACGGTTGTAAATCAAGTCCAGGTGGTGCAATAGCTTGTGCGCCATTGTCAGCACGACATGTAAGGTAATCAGAAGTAGTCACATAAGGAACAACAAAAGTTGTAGTAGAACTACAAATTTCAATTGTTTGCGACAAAAGACCGCCAGCATTCGTAACAATAGGCTCAGCTGCGTCATTGTTAGGATTGAACGCAACAAACAACTGTCCAGCATGAAACTGATTTGCAATAATCTCAATTTCAAATTCCAACTCACCTCTCCAATATTTGAAGAGATTTGAAGCGTATGAAAGATTAGTTTCTGTACGGTAAATAAAACCACCGGATCTTTCAACTCCAAATAAAGCTTGTGGGCTACATGAAACGTAACCAAGCAAGAAAGGCGAATTGGAACAAGAAGCTGTCCACTGAAAAGTTGTTAGGAGAGATGGCACTTTGCATCGTTGTGTCAATGACATGCTCCTATGACTAGCTTGTTGAACAATATTTTTTGCGTCTAACGCATGATGAACTTTCTTAAAACCAAGATGTCCTGTTTCTCTCGGTATATCACAGAGAGAAAAGTCTGTAGGTGTTGTATTAACAATACCTGGTGAATCTTGATTAGAAGGTAAATTCATTTTCTTCTGTAAAATAGAGCCAACGAATCCTGTTCCAATACCAACCAATGAAGGTGGTAATCCGGTTGCGCCACTAATTAAGGACGTGGCAATACCTTCCAGACTGTCCATCTGAATTTCTCCATCAACTTCAAGCTTCCGCTTGATATGAGATGGATGTGAATAAGTAATAGAAAAATCTGTTACTGGTTGAAATTCAATTGTATGAATTCCTGTCTTAATTCCTTCAGCATGATCAAATGAATGATTGTATTTAAGAGCACAATTATGAGAGCAAAACGTAATTTCTTTAGTTGTGGCCATGATTGTATTCGGTTGAAAAGTTTAAGACTGGAGTATAACGACACTCCGTAAAACGAGCACAATTCGAGCACCATTCCATACCAATGGGTCTTCTGTACGCTACTACAGCCAGGATCTCAAGCGTCCTCGGGTCACGCTGACTATCAGTCGTCAACTATGGTGATAACAACGCATATCTGCGGATAAGAATTTAACGTGCTTCTATATCATCACGTCCAAATTTCATATTTGAAATCTAAAAGCCTTCAGTTTCCCTAAACAAGGCATGGGCGAACCATGTGTCTCCTATGAATAGGTACCACTTATCTCAATCAGAAAATCCATACAAAATAGATAAAATGGGGGAAATATGTACTTAACATCTCAATCTCGCCATTAGTTAAGTATAGTATGATACGAAAACAAAGAAACGAAAACGAAACAAGAAAAGCCACAAAGGCCGCTATCACAAAGGCGTTATTCCAATAAAGGAACAAGACGTCTACATCTAAACATAAATGGTTAGAAGGTGATAGGTTTAAAGAAAGGGGGGTTTACC